TTTTGCCTTTTTCACGTCCATTTTGATTCCCGATTCCTCCCGCTTGCCCATCACATAAATGACCGCGTGTGGAAGGGGAACGACATGGAGCAATTCCCATCCGTCCTTAAGCAGTTCGTTGGCCTCGCTTGCCCCTTTTTTAGCTTCTCTGATTTCAGTGATTTTCATGATTATTCTTTCCAGGCTAATCCCGATAGTCGGGATTGCGTTCATCGAAGAGCCTTCGCCCTTCCTTGTAATTTTCCGGCTTGTTCTGGTCCTGATATGTCGCGTCACAAGGCATCTTTCCCGTTGTGAAGTGGCGATGTTCGAAAAAAACGTTGGGAGCATCGATGATCACACCTGCCTTCCTTGCGCGATGGGTAAACTCGTTATCAGAGTAAATTCCTGTTCCCGGCCAAGGATCTTTCAGCATCTCTTCAAGCCATGGACGCGTCATGAAGCCATGGCAGAGATGTTCCCCGCCTCGGCCTCGTGAACGAAGATCGTCGGCGAAGTTAAGAACGATTTTCTTTTCATCCCATTTGTCTTGATCGCGAAGCGTGGCGATAATCTGTTCATCCCATCCTGGCGACGGGAATAAATCGTCAGCGATCACCATGATGAACTTGCCCGTAGAGGCCTTCAGCGGTTCCAGAGTGTTAGGACAGCATCCTTCCTTGTCCGTGATCGTATGGCGGTATCCTGAGAGCAAGGCTAGGCTCTTCTCATCGTCATGGTGGATTCCGAAGATGTACTCGATTCCCATGGGGTTGCTCGCGGCGGACAGGTAAAGCTCGCGAACCGCGGCAGCTTGTTCTGGGCGCAAATAGGTAGGATGGCATACGGAAAAGATTGCCCCGTTCTTTTGGAATTGCTCGTTTTCCAACCGCAAAGCCTCTTCATGTTTTCCAATTGCCCGAAGGGTTTGCGTGAAGAGATAAAAGCCTTTCCAATCGTACCACTCGTGGTTGAGCGAGTAATAGCCCAGCTTTGGTTTGCCGATGGTGATCATGTGCTTGGCCATCTCGTAAGCTTCTTCGTTTCTTCCGTCGACAAGAGCGTAGCACGCGAGCAGAGCCAATGCTTCCCGGCGTTGCGGCATCAAGTCGTAGGCACGGCTGGCGTGGCTTTTGGCTATTTCGCAGACAGGTTCCGATTGGGCCAGCATCAGGTGAAGCTCGTACTTATCGAGGATTTGAGTGCATGGATGCGCAAGAGCGGCCTTTGCGCAGCGCAGGTAGGTATCTCTGTCGCCAAGGCTTGCAGCCTCCTGGGCCAAGAAGAAGAGGTTGGAACCGCCCTGCTCCACTTCCGCTTCCAGGATTCGAAAATTCCGCTCTGCTGAGTTTTTCCGGCCTGCCAAAGGTGAATGAACGAAAATGGCATCGTGAAGATTCCGCGTCTCCACCGTTCGAGTGAAGGTCAGGACTTCATGGATCGGCTTGATCCAATGAGAGAAGCCCGCATTTTTGATGAGCCGTTCCCGCCACGAGATTTGTTTATCTCCTCTGACGTGGTAGGGGGCCATGTAAACGTCTTTCTCTCCCGATTGAGCAGCTTTTCGAAGAGATTCTGCGGCTCCGTCCTTTAGCAAATCGTCAGCATCGGCCCAGAGCAGATAGCTGGCCTTGGTCTCTGTTGCAATTTCCCATGCCTTCTGTCGCGCCTTGGCGAAGCTGTCCACATGGGGCCATTGCTTGTCGTTGAAGTAGATTTGCCGGACGTAAGGCAAGTCGAGTTCTTCGCAGACCCTTCCGACAATTTCCATCGTCCTGTCAGGGTCTTGAGTGCCGATCGCCTGGACGAAAACAGCGAAGTCAACGGCGGGCTCGAAAGAACGAAGGAATCGCTCGATCACGGCTTCCTCGTTTCCGAGGATCATTGAAAGACAGATCAGGGGCTTAGTCATTTGATCTCCACGGCGTGAAGATTCCATTTCGAATCCATAATCGGAATCGCATGTCCTGGCTCAACTGGCGCGAAGCTATCGCTTTCGAAAACAACCAACCATCCCCGCCATTCAGGTTGGTAATTGACGGATCGAATGAAAGCATCTTTAGGCAAGCACTCTCCATCCAAAAGCCAGAGTTGGAAGCATTTCAAATTGTGGTGATTGGCCAAAAGCATACAGAAGTGATCATCGCCAATTCTTATCGCTTTCAATCGGAGATGACGCTCTTTTCTTTTTAGGAATAATGCCGCGTCCTCCACTAACCGTTTTCTTTCTTCGTTGTTCATACAATCGCGGCAATTTCTTGGTAGATGGTTTTAACGTAATTTTCGACTGAATACTTCTCGACTTCTTTGCTGGCCAGGAAGGACGTTCCCGCGTTGAACATGGCTGTCTTTTCCTCTTGTTTCATGCTGTTGATGAATTCAAGGCACTCCATGGGATTCTGGAAAGCGGCGGCGTTGACAAAGCAATCCTTCGGGATGTCAGCACCCTCTGCCGTGTCGCAGTATTCGTAAATCGGGAGGCAGCCCGCGATCAAGGCGTTGAAGACCTTCTCTGTGATGTAACCGGGGATGCTCCGGCAGTTCTCCATGACTAGGGCAAACTCGCATTGCCGATATGCCGCGTGCTTCGCTTCAGGACCGCAGGGAAGAGGCCCCTTCCCGCCGTGCGGCCATCCATGCCCCCAAAGCGCAAACGCCTCGCCTAAGGCATCAAGGAACGTGTAGGAGTAGTGGTAGCGTTTGGAGTAAAGCTCCCCTGGCATCTGTTGGAATTTGCAGGATGAAATCATGCCGACTTGGTAGGGACGGCGAACGTACTGCCCCGCCGCTCGCGCCTCCATGCCGCCCCGGACATCTGCGGGATAGCGCAGTCTGACCGTCTTCTCTGGCATGGGCGGCCGCATCTCGTAAGAGAAAATGGTCCGGGCAAAAGGAGCGACTCCCGCATAGGTCTTGTTGGGCTGAAGGAAAAGATTTTCGCAGACCATCAGGAACAGATGTGGGATGCCGCGATGAACCCACATCTTCAGAAGCGGATCGTCAACGGGAGGTGGATCGATAAAGAAGGCCGCGAGGATGTCCATGCCCTCGTTCACCTGATCGAGGGTGATGAATTCTACACCAAGCTTTTCCCGGCATCGGGATTTCATTTCCCCAAAGGGGTAGCAGAGCTCAGGAACGATGCTGGTCTCGGCTTGGATGCCGTCGCCCCATGCATTGCGGTAGACGATGTATCTCATAAATCTTTCTTTGTTCTACCATCTTACGCTATTGCGTCAAGAGAAAACCCCTACCGCCTTTTCAGACGATAGGGGCCAACGAGGAGGAACTAACGGGAAAGCTTAAGAGCCAGTATAGGACGTTGTGATCGCGACAAAGGCAAGCGGATCGATAACCTTCTCGGCGGTGTGCTGACGCACGCGAAGAATGTTCGAGCGACGTTCATCAGAGCGGTAGGTCTCGGGAGTGAAGAGGCCAGTCGTATCCTTGCTCCACTGAATGGTGCGGCCTGCGCCACCTGCCTGGTATTCGCCGCCCTGGACAACACCAACCCAAATGTAAGTGTCGCCCCAGATGAAGATGCCAGAGTAGGAGAGGCCCTGCTGATTCCCGTTATAGGGAGCTTTTCCGATGAAAAGGTTATCCACGCCGAAAGCGCGAGCAACATCTTCTTCAGCGGGAAGAGCCCGTTGGCCGGCCACGCGAGGAACCACGCCGTAAACCTGGTTCTGCAGCAACTGACAGCGACGAACGAAATAGAACAGATTCGCGGACATGATCACCGAGTTGGCGATATAGCCGTTCTTGGCCAGAGCCAGTTTTGCGGTGTCCACATCGCCACAAGGATCGACCAGACCTGAAGTGCCAGTCTGATTCGCCTTGACGTAAGACGCAGCAGGGGTGATCGGCGTAGTCGTGAAATTGGTCGTATTGAAAGCGTTGCTGATGCGAAGCTCGTAGGAGATTCGAAGGGACCGCTCGAGCAACATCGCTTCCGTCGCCTCGAGGTTCATGAAGCGGTCGACTTCCTCTTCGTAACTGTCATCGATAACGGCTTCGAGGCCGTATTCCTGACAGTCGAACTGATCGACATCGTACTCGCGATTGACACGCTGATAGGATGCGCCTGATTCGCGGGGAACTGCGTCGGCGTTCAAAAGCTGGGCGTTGGCCAGATTCGCCCGCATGTAGATGCCTCGTTTGACATCTTCGGTCTTGACGGGAAACACGTCTTCCCCAATGAACATCTTGTTGAAGTCCGTATTCGCCTGCATCATCAGGGCGAAGATGTCGGACCGGGGAGTAGCTTGCGCGTTTGTGTAGGGCATAAGATTTTAGTTTTTGGCGAATTGGAGGACAATTCCTGAAGCAGAGACGCCGGCCTGAGCGGCGATAAGAGTTGGAGTGGTCGCGCCAGTCGTTCCAGTTCCAACAGCGTAACCGTTCGAGATGCTGTAGGCGTTGCCGGGAGTGACAACTAAACCAGGCGAGACGATGATGTCCCAAGTGCCGGGGGCTGTCCAGAGTTTAACATTCACATAGCGACCCGCAATGGCCGCTTCCTGCGTTACGCCATAACCGCGCGTCCCATCGCTGGTAGGAGAAATAGAACCGTCAGATTGAAGGCTGACGGCTGTCCAAGCGGAGATGCCCGCGGCGGGGGTGACGAGTAGTGAGACAAAGCCAAGATCAGATTGTGAGGACATGATTTTTAGAGGTAGCGGGTTGCCTTCGGGTTAACCGTCAGAATCTTCTTTCGACTCTCGGCGTATTCCTGGGGGAATTCCTTGAGACATTCGAGCATGGCTTGAACCTTGTTACCCTTGAGTTCCTTGGTTCGTTCTTCGACAATGGCTGAAAATTCTTTCTTGGCGGTCTTGCCGCCAGTGATGCCGGGGCCGACGCCAGCGGGCGGAATCTTAGTTCCGAGCGAGGCAGCGAGCTTTTTCGTAATCCGGGTTTCCATCGCCTCGAGCGCGGACTTGTTCACCTCGTCGTCCTTTTTGTCGTCGTCCTTCATATCCTCGTCCTTCTCATCATCGCTCATCTCGTTGTTTTTCCCTTCGGACGATTTATCGTCGTTAGTAACAACGGGCGTGACGTTCGGGTCAATGTTGCGGCCATCGCCATCGATTGCACCCTCGCCATCATCGTTGGTCAAAAAGTCGTCGAACTTTTTCATTCGATCATCGAGCGCCTTTTTGTCGTCAGAGTATTGCTTGCAAAAGTCGCCGAACTTCTTCGACATTTCGGCAATCGGATCGCCAGCAGCTTCGGCGGCGACGAGCTTCGTTTTATTGGCCATGGTGACTTTGTGCACTTTTGCGTCCTTTTTGTCAACACCATCTTTATTTTTTTCAAAAAGACTGCTATTCGCGGCTGGTTCTGAAACTAGCGCAGCTGCAGAAACTTCATCGCAACGAGCGAAAGCTTTGTTGCCCATGACCTCATCATCCCCTTCGAATTCGAGCGAGAGACCAAGATGATCGGGATTCTTTTGGGCGATCTCGAACATGCGCTTGCGTTCCGGCTCTGCATCGTAAACGTGCATGTCGCCGAGGATCTTGCTGCTCGTCTTCTCGAATTGATCGAACCATCCTGCCGTGCTCATCACTCCTGAGCCGTGATCGATCTTGAGTTTGAGCGTTCCGAGCTCAGTGAGGCAATCGAAGATTTGATCCAGGGTCTTGCCATCAACCCAGATTTGCTCTCCATCATCTGTCTGGTGGCCCTTGGCGCGGCCTAGGGAGATAAGGGAGACTTGACGGATTGTTCCGTTTGGAGCGTCTACTTTTGATTCTTCAATGGAGAATTCATAAGCTCGGGATGCCATGCATTTTGTTTACTTCCCTTTATCGGGAAAGTCAACATTTGTGCACTTTCATCATTCGATCTTTTTCTCTTCTGCATTTCCCTTTTCGCTTTTTGTCGAAGAATTGTTCGCAACTTCGCCAGTTCCAGAAGTTCCATCATTACTTATTTTTTTAATTTGTTCCGGTTTAAACGCAACTACTTCATAGTCAACGTCATTAGGAGATCCCACAATACTACCATCAAAACCGGCCCTTATCAGCTTTTGAGTAGCAAATCTATCAGATGCCGTTCCGCTTGCTTTCCCGTCTTCTTCCTTTCCATTATATAGATAAGTAAGAATCCTGTATACGTCTCCTTGATCGCCATTATTCGATTCCCGCCTCCATTGACGATCAAATTCTTCTCTTTGTTTAGGATTTAATTTTCCTCTTATCTTTTCAACCATTGTTACATCGGCCGGCTCATTCCATTTGAGAGGGTTTTTGATGTCAACTTCGTAATGTCCTACTCTCTCTTTTTTCCCGCCTGCGTAAGCTAGGGCTGCATCATGATTTGAAAAATATATTCCATACCCAAATTGGGGATTATAAGTATGTCCGTTTTCATCTCCTATCCTGTCGTAATCAAAATTTTCAGGAGGATTATTGTTCCTCGTTCCATGGTGCAATACCATTTTACCCTGCCCTCCCCCACTGGTCCATTTTCCCGATTCATCTCGGGCTTCGCTTGAGACGTCGGTCGCAAACTCTTTCACGTCTCTGCTTCCAGCTTCTTTTTTTGCAGTGGATTCGCCAGTTCCATCATTGGATTTATCCTTTGATGCAGCGGCTCCCTGCGGGATCGGGCCTGAGCCAAAGACCTCCTCAAAAGTGTTGTCTCCAGAGAGGGCTTCTTTGCAGTCGCTAACAAAGCGATCTTTTTCCATGGCCCATGCCTTCACGTCGCCGTAATTTTCGATCACGTATTGAGGTTCGGACAAAAGCCCCTGCTGGCGTAGCGCGGAAGCGGCCTGAGCTTCTTTCCCAAGATCGGGCTGCGGATGCGGACGGAAGCCCCATCGACCTTTAATCAATCGCGTGTAGTATTTCGCCGGGAAGATTCCCTTGGCGCAAGCATCGAGGATGGCAGCGTTCTTCAGGACATTCGCCTTGCGCGTGATAATCTTTTGCGTCCGCTGAAATTCGGCTTTGGCAATCTCACTCTCGAGCCGGGTCGAAACGCCTCCAAGATCGGTTGCATCAAGAGCGAAGGAATAGGGGAGATCGTAACAGAGCGACAGAAACTTCAATCCGAGCGTGAGAAGATATTGACCCTCACCTCCCGGCGTGGCCGTCTCAGGAAATTTGATCTCACTTCCTCCTGTTAAGTGATTGATCATGTTCTGATGGATGTCCTGTTGCATCCCGGTATAGCCATAAGCAGCCTGTGCGGTGGCGTAGGGATCAAGCGTGCCTTGTCCTGCTACGGCTCCGTTGCTGTTCGTGAAAACGGTCAATGACGCAGCGAGCTTCTGCTTTCCCCTCATGGCATCCCAAGTCTCGTAGAAATCTCGGGCGTTCGCGCTTCCCACGTCCAGCTTGCTTACTCCCCGGTACGTGTCGATCCGCATGGGATCTGTCATGTGGACAAACTGATTCGCTGGAACGTCGATGGGGTCTGTATATTGCGAGACAACGAGAGACCGCTTGAAAATCCGGTAGTGCGTGGGCTGGCCATACTCCCCAATGATCACACCTGCCACATAGTCGTTGCTGACGACGTTCTGATAGATGCCTCCAATGCGATCAGGTTCGACACCTTGGATCATGAGAGGGAGTTTGACTAAATCCTCCATGTCCATGTCTTCAGTCGCTCCTGGACGAACGTAGCCCCATCCGTAGTCGCCTCCTGAGTTCATGCCCAGAATGCCAAAACGCATCATTTCGAAAAAGTCGTACCGGCAGGAAATGTCGCAGTTCTGAAACCAGTCTTCGTGCAGATATTCTTCGACTTCCTTGGATAGAACGGAATCACCCGTTTGGGCATAGTAGCTTGTTGGGGATGAGAAAAGGGCATGCTTGCGGTTGATGGCTTTCGCTGGCGCAAAGTTCTTTTCAAGATCGAAAGCTTCTCGCATCAACTGAAGCCTGTCCCGCTGCGTCTGGTAATCGTTCGGGTTGATGTTCTGCGGTGCGTATTTGCGCTTTGTCGTGGCCTGAGCCGCATCATAAGCAAACTCGTGCTTCATCCGCTTGAAGGCGTATCCTGGCAGCACGTACCGCATCGCCCGCGTAAATCGCGATGGCGTCCAGTTCTCGGGATCGAAATGTTTGATATTCATTAGCTGGCGTTCCCGTCACCGCCAACATAAGGGGGTGAGGTCTGAAGTCCGGTCTGTCCTCCCTGATTGCGACCAAGGGCAGGATTGAAGTTCGCCCGAACGGTCATGGAGCGTTGTCCCGTCAACAGGCCCAAGGCGTAGTTGGCCTCGAGCAGGGTCTGGCGCAGCTCATCCATCGTCGCGAAGCCAAAATTTCGGCCGGCGATGCTGTAGCTGATGCCTCTAACCGCATTTGCAACAATGCCCTGCTCCGCTGCCGATATGATGGTTTGGAGAGAAGAGGCCGAAAGACCTACGAGTTGTCCTTGTACTGCCATTTGACAGCACTCTAGGACAACCCGCAGGCTTATTCAAGCTTTTGATGGCTACTGAAACTTTCTGGCCTGAGCGGCATCTTTTGCCATGTACGCCAAGTTCGGCTTCACCGATGAACGAAAGTTATATACCTCCTCAATGACTTGAAGCGCCTGATCTTTCGATGCGCACTTGACGATGGCCAATGGATTCCCTTTGGCTTTGTGAATGAATGTTTTGAGATGGAATTCCTTCAGAGGAAGCATCATGACGATTCCGTAGAGATATGTCTGGGTTTTGATTTCCGGGCATGCGTCTTCAATCTCTTCGAGCATGTGAACGATGAGTTCCGCTGTTTTCGTTTCTTTGACTTTGAAGTTTCCAGCCCTCACGGATCGATTGACACTCTCCGACGATGATACGTGTCCAGACAGTACGGCGATGGCGAATGGGATCGAAAGTCCTCTCATCCGATAATTCAAAAGCGCCTTGTGGTCCTCGATTCCATTTGATGCATAGAGCTTCACGAACGATTCAATCGCCCAAGTGCGAACTATGATATTTTCCGTCCCGATCAGGCCAGCGTTTTCTTGAGGTTCGACGACAAAATAAATAAAGCTTCCAACGCTGGCCGCTGCGTCCACTCGGTGATGTCCGTCAATGACATTAAGCTTACCTACCTTATCTCTCCAAACCTGAACTGGCTTAGACGGGAGAAATCCATTTTCTTTGATGCTCGCCGCCAAAGCTTTCACGTGCTTCGGGGAAATGGCTTGCTGGTTTTTATGAGCAACGAACAATTGGTAATTGTTGGTGCATTCAATTATGTGAGATTTTTTGTTTTTCATTTTGTAGGTTTGTTGAGTTCGATCCGGTTCTGACAATATTTGATTATCTTCCTGAGTTCAGGCTGAAGGGTTGGGTCCATGTCTTTGATTTTGTCCAATTCTCTTTTCGCCGCCTCGCAGTGTTTTTCCGCATGAGCGAAAATTGATTTTGTCTTCGCGGGGGCCTTTTCTTTAATTTCTTCATAAGCTGCATTCACGCTGATCTCTCCCTGTTCGACTTGTTTGATGACCTCGAGTGAGGCTTGGGCCAGGATGGTCTTGGCTCGCCCCACCGATGCCTCACCGACTTGCATGACCGTCGCTGCTTTTTCTCTGGAAACCAGTGTTGAGGGTGTACCAATTGGTTGACCCTCTTTTTTATGCTGGTTGTCGCCCAGCTTTATATTCGCCAATTTGGCTGCGATCATCGCCCGCTGCGATGGCGTCTCATGCCTGCGATTCTCGTTGATGTCCTTCGCGAATTGGACGGGGTCTGTTCCATCGAATTGCACCGTCATCGGCCTCGCGTGGGCCGATAGGCAGGCTCGATAGCGGTTTCTTCCGTCGAGGATTTTTCCTTCGTGGATGGTGATCGGCAACCGTTGCCCGTTTTTTTTGATGCTATCGGTTAGTTCGGCCATCTGCGCGTCCGACATCATCGGCCAACAAGCTGCTATAGGATGATCTTCAAGCGTCATTTGCCCTCCAATAGTTTGAGGGCCTTCCTCACTTTGGCCTGATACGCTTCCCTGTTTTTCTTGACCGCTGCCAGTTTGGCGAGGCTTTTCGATTTGCCGCCTTTTTTCCCTAACTCCGAAAGGTATTTTTTAATTTCGTTTTTGCTCATTGAAGCGGTTTATCAAACAACCTCTTTCATGTAAAGATTTATTTACCCGCATCGGAGTCGCCGAAAGCTCGCCGTTGCCGTTGCGCGGTCCTGAGTTGTTCCTGTAAATCCCTGAAATCTTCCCTTTGACGGGAATCGAGCTTGGTCATTCCTGCATAGCGATTGAGCTTTTCAAGGATGCCTTCTATGTGGCTTTCGATTCGGGCAAGTCCTTCGCGTGAAATTTTCATTGTGGCGTCAAACTCCTTAAAACGTATTCGACTTCCCCTTCTCGAACATCTTGGACTTCATCCTTGAACGTGTAAAGGATTTGCCTTAAGCGGGGATGCATCAGAGCGGCTACGAGATTCATTTGATCGGCATCAAGCAAGTGATCGGCCTTGCTCTTGGCTCTGCGCCATTCCCAGCGGGCGACTCCGTTCTTGCCGATGATCCGTCCTTTGTACTCGACTGCCGTATGTTTTTTGTAGTCCTCGCTTGTATCCTGGGCAATGGTCATTCGATAGCTGGCCAGCCCATCCTTGATCTGGTGGTAGATGTCGGCAATAGGCTGGTTGCACCACCAGAAATAGCGGGCTTGCTTGAAGCCTCCCTTTCCATCATCCATGCGGTTCCCAAGCTGCGGCGTGCTGAAGGGCAGGTTTCGGGTGACTCTCTTGCCCCCGATGATCTCGTGATGCGGGAAGCTCTGCTTTTGGGTCATGTCACCCCAGAGCCCTTGCCATCCGTAGCGTAGGCACATGGATTGCACCTTCGGAGTGTCGTAGGCGATGTCGATCAAAGTCTGAAGAGGAGGCACTCCCAACTTGATTCGGTACTCTTCAACCTCTTCCCAAGTGTCGATCTTTCCTTCATCGATCAGCCTGCTTTCGGTTTCACTGTAGGACCTGCAGACGAACCATCGATGTTCCCCCTCGCCTTCCCGCGCTTTACCGCGCTGATTGTCCAAAGTGAAGAACCGGGCGATTTCATCGGTGACAGGATCGCGCTTGATGTAAAATCCTGTCATCCGCTGAATGTCCACCTTAGTATCATCTGGTGGTGATTCATCCCATGGCGCTGCCTTCCGCTTCTGAACGTAATCTTTGAGCAATTCGATGGAACCACGGCGAGATGCTGCCGACGCCTTCAATTTCTCTTCCAAGATCGTCGAAAGCTCAATCCAGTGGATTGCCGCCGCCTCGCAATGAAAACTCCTGTGATCGGCCCTGGCGTTCGCATTTGTGGCCTTGTAGCGTCCGCTCTGGCTTTGTTCACGCCTGAAGGCTTGATCTATAGGCCAATCGACTCCGCACGATTCGCAATTGTATCGGACGGTTGGAAGCAGCTTATGCCAGATGATGGAGCCGTTTTCGTCAACGGTATCCTTGTTTTTGTCGCATCGGAGGCGATCTGGGGAATCTGTCATCTTCTGGTAAAATCCGCAGGAGGGACAAGGCACCTCCCATTCCTCGCAACTTCCGTCGTTAAAGTCTTTGTCGCTTTCATCATCCAGGATGCTCCCGGTCGAGAGTGTGAGTAGCTTTGGTCCTCTGACGCCCTCCATGCGCTTTTTGAAGGCACTCGCCATGCCCGCCTTGTAAAGATGGGGCTCCTCGAAGAGAAGATAGCGAATGCGCTTCGACTGCGCTGCGTTCAAGTTGGCCCCGACGATGTAAAGGGGCATGTGGGCAAACACGATCTTTGATTGCCGCTTCTTGTGCCGATCTGTGGGCATCTTTTTGTAAATGAAGTCGTTGGCCTCAAACATGGGTTCGAGACGATCTTCTTTCGCGTCCTTACCATCTTCGTCCGATTGCCAAACGTAGTAGAGCGGTCCTGGCTCGTGGCACAGCACCCATGCAATAAAAATCTCGCCAATAAGCGACTTGGCGGCACCGGCAGGCATCCGAACGTCTACTTGGCTTATTCCAGGATCGGAAAGCGCCCTGAGTGGCTCCAGAAGCCAAGGAGCCTCATCTGCGATAAAGATGGGGTAACGGACAGATTGCGGGATCTTCAGGTAGCCGTCTGCCCATGAGGCGATGTCCTGGCCAGTTTGTTCGCGCAGGCTATCGGAAAGAAATTCTGTGATCCATGTCACAAGTCCAATTCCTTCAATTTTGCTTTAATCCTCTTAATCGCTGCATTGTAATCCTCGCGCGTCATCCCGGCCTTCATAGCGTCCATGATCACTTCCAATGCCTGGGACCATGCGCCTTTGACCGTGTCGACCTTGACGTATTCCTTTTGCGCTACAGCAAATTCAAAGTCCAGCTTTCGATTTTCCTTGGCGAGTTTGTCAGCCTGCCGCTGCTCCTTCTCCGAGACCATCGGCTTGTATTCGCCGGGTACGATGGGATGGTCATCGATCCATTTCGACAGCAACGAATTGATCCGGGCGTTCTTGAACCACTTCGCCGTCTCTGCATTCAGGGATGCCCGCTTTACGTCCTCAACAGTCTTCCCTGTCGCTGCGCAGAACAGTCTGCGGGAATCATACCAGAAGCCCTTCAGATGCCTTGCAGGGCCCTTCTTGCGCGATTTTGATGTGGTTTTCATTTTTAAATCCTTGTCCCATAGCTAAATAAGGCGACGCGGAACCATT